CTTGAGGATTGGTGGCGCCGATAATGCCGCCATCAATGTCTTGGTCGAGAAATGCGACGCCAATTGGTTTTGTAAAGCTCATATTAACTTCCCATCCATCCTGTTGATACTGAACTGCGGTCGTGTACGACACGGCGCTCGATTTTAGAATTGTATTCCCCGCGGCTTGCCACGGGATACGCGAATGTCACAGCCAACGCATCGGCCGCATCTGGAGAGGCCAGCCCTCTGGACTTCATCTCCTTCTTACCCTCAAGAAAAATAGTACCTGCCGAGTTGGGCTTCTTCATCGGGCCAACCAGGTCGTTTTTGAGCTGGCGGTCCTGCGGGATCGAGGCTGTCTTTAGCCAATCGCGCATAGCTCCCCACATCTCAGCTCGCTTGTTGCCCCACATTACCGGGTTCTTCGCCTTCCAGCCAAAGTTGACCCCCCGCACTTTGTAACGCTGCTCGGTTAATCTGTCAAGTATCCCATAGCCCAGGCCACCCTCATCAATCACGGTCAGTGCAGGCTTAAACTCCTCAATGGCGTCAATCACGTGCCCCACGACGCTCATGGTGTCCTCGCCCTTTAGGCGCTTGATTGAGATTATGTCCCTACCCTGGCGCACCAAGATCACTGTGGAGTCCATGCCGCCTCTAGCCGGGTCAACCCCGATCACGAGGGGGGCGGTCATGTCTTTGTAACGCTCTCGCTTGAACGCATCCTCCACCGTCACGGGCGAAATGAACTGGTCTTCGCCAGCAGCGGGGAACTCACCATAGACCTCAACCCTAGCCTGTATCGAGTCTTCACCATACTCAGCAATGATCTGGTCGTAGACGGCCTTGTCCGTGCCCTCGACGGTACGGGCATCAATGATCTCGCCTTCCCAGAACGCTCGCTTGCCGTGGAACGTCTCAAAGAAGTACCCGGTGTTACGCCGCGGGTTACTGAACGCGAACCAGTACCTGTCCAAGATCTTCTCCGTAAAGAAGCCAGCAGCCACGCTCCAAATCCCATCAGGTATGCCCGAGGCTTCGTCAAAGATCACCATCATGCCGTCGTGGTTGTGCACACCGGCATACGAGTCCGGGTTCTCCTCGCTCCACAGCTTGCCCTCGGCTGCCCAGTAGCGCGTGCCCTTCTTGAGGTCACGCTCGACCAGATCAGTCAGCCAAGCAGCAGGCACCAGCTTGGTGGCGCTCGGCTCCCACCAGTGCGAATTGATGCTCATGGTGGCCCACTTAGTCAGCTCACCCCATGTCACGGTGCGAAGCTGGTTCTCGCTGTTAGCCGAAACGATGACGCTTGAGCCTATCCGAGTTGAGAGCATCCACAAGATGAGCCAACTCACCAGCGCGCTTTTACCAATCCCCCGACCCGAGGACACAGCTCGGCGCAGCGCGTCCATGTCCACCTGACCCTTGTTCCTTTTAATGTGATCCGCGATGGCACGCAGTGCCCGGCGCTGCCAAGCCCGTGGCCCCTTGAAGTGTTCGAGTGGGGTGTTCTTTTGCCCCCAAGGAAACGCAAACAGCACAAACGTCTCCGGGTTGTCTGCAATCTGAGGACTCCACAGTTGAGTCATCAACGTTTGCTCTTCATCCGGCGAGTATTGGGGTTTTTGCATTATCTCGGCTCCACATCAGTCACGTCAGACAGATCAATCACGCGGGCATGGGCCGCGGCTAAAGCACCTGTGATAGAGATGCCACCAGTCATCTCGATGCTGGTAGTGGCTCCATACTTCTTTTTGTTGTGCGCACCCATCAGCCACTTTCTGGTGTCAATCTTGAGCTTGGAGCGGTTCACATCCTCCAACGAGTCATCGGCATCGGCAATCTCAATGATCTCGCCAGCCATAAACTCAGTGCGCATCTCTTGGGCTTCATCAAACAGCTGCTTACGGGTAGGGTCGCGTTTGATCCACCTGTAAAAGTCGTTGTAGTCGATGTCGCGCTGGTCATCCCGCAGGATCTGCGACAGGGACTGACCATGGGCAATCTCGTCAATGGCCCGCATGAAGATGTGTTCATACTGCACCATTACGAGTGCTTTCACTTCAGGCGGTGATTTGGCCAAGGTGCGGGGCGCAGGGTCTAACCAATCGGGTAGTTCGAGTTGGGTAGGTTGATGTGCGACATCTGCGCCTACAGAATCAGGTTGTGATTTATCCATAGTGTTGTGATGCTAGCACAGGTTGTGAATCTTGTGGGGCAGTTGGTGGCAGTTAGTACGGTGGGTCACTGGGTTACCGGATTAAAAAATAAAATTGTTTAAAAATTTCTCGTGATACCTCCGTAGACGCAGGCCCCTTTGCGTCGGCCCTACCCGGGGGGCCTCGGATGCAAAAGCAATGCGCCATGGTCACCAGCACCAGCGCACCACGTGAGCCAAAGTACCAGCGTACCCATGTAACCCAGAGTGTCAGGTTGACCCGCTGGGTCAGGTGGCCAAACGCACCAAATTGACCCGCTGGGTCAGGGAATCAGGGGATTAGGTGGCCATAAGCCATACAAACCCATTGGGTTTTGTGATGACCCAATGGGTCAGAATGACACTCTGGGTTACATTGACCCCGCGTACCAAAAGTAGTACTTGACCCCTCAAAACCCCCTAAAAAGGGGGTCAAGTGGTACGCAAGTGACATCGCGCAGGCGAGGCAAAAAATATACGACTTTTGAAAGTAGTACTTGCTATTTTGGAATCCTGGAATCTCTCTCCCCTCCACAAGTCACAATTGGCGCACCTGTTACACAGTTATTTGAAAGTAACCCACTGTGTCAAAGTAAGCACCTAGTGAAATAAGTGCTGACCCAGCGGGCTAAGTGTGATATGCTAGAGCTTGCTTCGGCAAAACAGTAACCCGTAACTGAAAGTAAAACCATGAAACACTTAAAGCACAATCTGAACTACATCGATCTGTACCCTGCACCAGTTGAGCGTGAACCGGCCACCTGGGTGATCTGGCTTGGCGCAGCGCTTACCCTGGCCGGGGTCTACCTTGTCATCATCCTCTCGACTCTTTGGGGTGCAGCATGAGCCACAAGTTAAACCCTATCGCGCAGGCCTGGCCACGTATCAGCGTAACTTCTAAGCTCGATGGGATCCGCTCATGGTCCCTGCAAGCCTTGGACACGTGCCCAGGCTCGATCGAATCCCCTGGGGTCCTGGTAGATGCCTGCAAGGGCTGCTACGCCACGACCGGCAATTATGTTTTTGCTAACGTGAAGGCACCACGCGAGCACAACCGACTCGACTGGCAGCGCATCGATTGGACCGACAACATGGTGCAGGAATTAATGAGAGACGAGTATTTTCGCTGGCTCGACAGCGGAGACCTGTACTCTCTCGCCTTGGCCGAAAAGGTGCTCGAGGTCATGATCCGTACACCCTGGTGCAGCCACTGGCTACCGACTCGCATGCACAAGTTTCCCAAATTCCGCCAGGTGCTGGAGCAGATGAAAGCCTTGGCTAACGTATCGGTCAGGTTTTCCGCCGATAGCGTTACAGGGGAATATATCCCCGGCCTGCATGGCTCAGTGATCGGACCCAGCGCGGACACTTTCAAGGCTCGCCCTGGGGTCTCGCTGTGCCGGGCTTATGAACATGAGGGCAAGTGTTCAGGCTGTAGGGCATGCTGGGACAAGTCAATCGACCTGATCGCGTACCCTGCGCATGGTCGCAAGATGGCCAAAGTAATATTTTTAAAGGTGCAAGCATGAGAACTAATGACGACCTGGCCGCTATCGGTGGCGAGGCAACCTACGATTTTGAGACCCATATTGGCCAGGGTAACGTCTTGGTCTTGGTGCGCATGAGTTACGAGTTCGACTCGAGCGGGATCTATAACGAAGTGCTCGACTCGGTGCGCACCATGTGCCGGCTCAACATCACCGACTATCTAGACGAGTTGACACTCGACGACCTGGCCATGCTGGGTTGCAAGCTCTTAAACGACTCATATGGGTTCTACCTCACAATCGAGGATTAAATTTATGTCATTCAACCTTGACCGGCTGCAAGCCACCGAAGCCGAAACCCTAGCCTACTCTGAGGGCTACCCTGGGACCGCTCGCCTGTATGGCCGCATCGCCGACCTACAGCACGCCCTTGGCCAGGCAGTGGCCGCACTCGAGGCCATCGCGCACGACCTAGACGCTAAGCACCGGCCAGGCGCAGCACTCGAAGCCTTGGACCTGATCGACAAGCTCGCCGGGTCTGAACTATGACCGCCCTGTATGTAGCCCTGGCCGTATCCCTGATCGCCGCAGCTTGGGACCTGTAACCCCTAAACCATCACCCACAAGCCCCAGGTTAAGCCCCTGGGGCATTTTTTGACCCTTACCCTGACCAACCCCCATGACCATCACAAAAACCCCTGTAAACCCTGAATTTACGGCCATGCTGGCCACACTGACCCATGACCGCACCGACCTGGTGGCCGCCGACCTGCTAGGGGTCCCGGTCCACACCCTGCGCAAATGGTCCAACGGGACCCGCGCCCCTAGCGCCGCCGCCGTGCGCCTGGTGACCGTGCTGGCCACCATGGCCGTCATGGCCCCTGGCCTACTCGATGCCTTGACGCCCTCCCCTGCCCCGGCATCGGTGCCCACCGAGTGACCCTCTGGGCGAAAAGGGCCTTTATAAGGCATCTGGGATTTTTCCCATAATCGAAATTGAAACCAAGAAGGAACCCGTACCATGAAAGTCAAAGATCACTTCATGCAAATATTCGGCGAGTTTGAGATGAGCGCCGGTGAAATAGGCGAGATTGTTTTTCGCGCAGGCTGGAACGCAGCGATAGACGAGTTGACCACTCGGGCTGGAGAATTGCCATTCGGCAAAGATACCCAGGACAGCTTTACCATCTGGGTCAAGGAGACAAAAGAATGACCAAAGACGAAGCATTGGAGCTATGCGATTATTTGGAATGTAACGATGCCAGCATGGAAGCGCAGTGCAAAGCTGCGGCTTTTATCCGTGAAGCACTGGCACAGACAGAGCGGGAACCCGTTGCGTATCTTTGTGAAAACGCAGTCGGGCATAAGTATTTCAGGTGGAAAAAGCCATCAAGTACTTACAACCCCATCGCACTATACAAATAAAAAAGCCCCTTGCGGGGCTTGATCAATCCAGCAACCCGGCCCCGTACACACGGGGCTTTTCTTTGCGTGAAAGTCTGTAGATCTCATCGAGTGCGCGTTGCTTAGCCTCAATCACCGACTTGCGGTGCTCTTTGAACTCAATGGCCAGGGCTGGGTTAATAGCCCACTGGGCATGGTGCTGGCTCTCTTTCGTGCCGTCATCCATGCGCATGACCCACTTGCCCTGCTCCAGCGGGTACATCGCGCCATAGATCATCTGATCCTGCTGCCACACGTTGACTTTCTCGATCTGGCGGCGTGCTGAGCGTTTGATCTCGGCCATCGTGATCGTACTCTCGTCAGCGTGCTGGATGATGTAGTCGCGCAGCCAGGTGTCGAAGTTGGACGCACCGCTCATCTCGGCCAGCGCGTACCTGTAAGCCGGCACAATGTAAGACTGCACCATGAGAATGACCCGCTGGGCTATGTCTGCGCTCACCTCAATGCTAAAGGGTGACTCCATCAGGTGGAACATGAGCATGAGCCTGCCGGTCAACCCCTCCAGCTTACCGAAAGCGGTCATGAATGTATCGTCAGATTGAAGTAAGCGCTCATCGTGGCGCTTAGCATCGTACCAGTCTTGGAACTCCTGATAAATGGCCTTGGCCCCGGGGGACAACTGGTACGTCATCGCAGGCAGGGCAAACACGATGCGCAGGGTCTGCTCCCACTGATCCTTATTGAGCAGGTAGTCGGGAATCTCCACGGGCTTGCGGGTCAGGTTGCCGTTTAAGACACAGGGCACAAACCGTTGGATCAGACCATCAGCAGAAAGATTATGGAGGTTTTCCCTAAAAACTCGGGGTTGGATGTTGCCGTAGATGCTGACTGCCAAATTCTCGGCATAGATCGAACCACTACCCACCCGGTCCATCTCATACGGGGCCGACTCGTAAGCCTTGACCCATGCGCTGCGGTCCTCGCCACTGGTCTTGTCGGTGAGCTTCCTCACCCAGCTGTTCATCTCGTCCAGCGCACACAATAGTCCTCTGGGTCTGTCTGCTGCCAGACGCACCAGCTTCTGACTGGTCACATCGTCCACGGTGATGCGAAGTGGTACTGGCTGAGGCGGCAACTCATAGACGCCCGGTGCTTGATCACCACCCAGCATGGCCTCGGGGCTGGCGCTGAAGTCCAGAAACGCCTTTTTGCTCGATGCGTACATGGCCTCCTGCCCTTCCCAGTCCAGCAGCTTCTTTTTAAACTGTGGCCGATCCTCGATCTCTAGGTGCTTGAGCGGGGCCAGCATGGGCGCTGAGCCTGGGGTCTTTTTGTCTGCTGGCGCACCGATCGTCATAAGCCACAGCACTGGGGGCACTTTAAAGTCCTTGATCAACTCAAGCCGGGTGCGTGCATCGACAACCCCGCACACAGCAGCAATCCCAGCGAACAGGGGCACAAGCGGATCGCACCCCACGGTCTGCCCAATCTCCTCGGCGCGGCGTGCGATGACCGCTGGCCACAGGGAGATGTCCATCATCGGTGGCCGTGGGCGCAGGTCAACGATGACCGACTTTGGGTCGGCGGGTGCTCCTACAGCGGAGAACATGGTGGAGATGTCAGGCATAGGGCGCACCCATCCGTGTTGCTTGGCGATGTGAAAGAGAGTGCCCAGCTTGACCGCCATGGCTTTGTCGTTCTTGAAGCTGATCCACTGCGCAGCGATGTCGCGCTCACCGGGATATTTGGGTGATGGCATGGACCAGTCATTCCACAGCATCAATGCCTGCTCAAGCTGTTCTGTATGATCGCCTGCCCACTTAAGCGCCATACCCACCTGCACCCACTCCTCACGGGAGCAGTCGGGGTTGATGGATGCCAGCGCCGATGCGATGTCTTCCCATGAGGCATCGAGGGCTTCACCTGTGCCGATGGTGCGCTCTTTGTCTTGAACCAGCATCCCTTGCCACAGGTCCAGAAGTGGCTGGGGTATGGTGGGCAAACGCATCCAATGACCCTTGCCGGCCCAGCGGTAGGGCTGACGGGTATCGGGGTGGATCGATGGGGGCATGACATCCTGCACCGTCAGGCCGTTGGCCGTGGCGCAGCGCAACTCGTATGCGGTAATGCCGTTGATCAGGATCTTTTTGGATGCCAGAGCCAAGCCAAAGGGCATCTGATACAGCAGTTTGCCGTGACCAGCCCTGCCCGAGTCCACGATGACAGCATCGTTGGCATCATACAACGCCTGTAAATCAATGCCCTGTTGCTTCAAAGCAACTGCTGTGCTGTCCCATTCGTCAATATCAAATGCCATTGTGCCGCTGTAAGCGTGGGCCAAACCGATACCGTAGCCCTGTGGTAATTCGGTCTGGCTTTTTAAAGCGTTGGGTTTGAGATTCCAGCCTAGTGTACGTGGGCCTTTGGTTCCCGCAGGGATCGGTACAAGTAACCACCCGTGTCTGATATATGCGTCGATGGATGCGGGGTGCGCTTGTACTGAAGGGATTGCTGTCATAGAATACTCTCGCTAGTGATTGCAGTTGCTGGCATGTTCATGTGTCTCTCCTTTAAGCCCCGTCTAATCCACGGGGCTTTTTCTTTGTTAAAAATTTATTTTCAAACCTGTTGCACATCGTAGCACAGACGTGATACACTTTGTGCAACCGATCAGGAAATATTTCATGACCATCAAATCTAAATCAAAGTTTTTGAGCACCAGGGTGACCCCTGAGACTCACAAGAAGTTTCACGTTAAGTCCAAGAAGTTCGGGCAACCGACTCAGGTCTTGCGTGACATCATCGAGGCGTTCAATGACGAGCGCCTCACAATTCAACCACCTGTAACCCGTAAAGAGAGCATATTTCATGAATGACACCACCATCCAGATGATCGCCCAGGCCGTCATCGCAAACACAAAAGTAATCCAGTCTTTGATCGAGGCTTTGCCCCATGAGGCCAAAACCGCTATCGCAGAGGCCGTGACTGTACCAGCACCCGTTCCTGTTGCGCCAGCACCAGCTCCTGTGGTACAAGCTGTTCCTGTAGTAGCTGCTCCTGTAGTAGCTGCTGCACCAGCGATGCCAGCACCTCCCTCATTTGTGGCTCCTGCACCAGTTGTACAAGTTCCTGTACAAGGCGGCGCACCATTCTCCGATGGCAAAGGCCTGATCGACTACGTCATGGGTGCATACAAGGCACTGGGCGCTGCCAAGGGTGCAGGCATTCAGAATGTATTGGTGGGCTTGGGTTACCAGAACATCAACGATGTGAAGCCCGAGCACTACGGCGCACTGTTTGCTGGCATTGAAGCACTCAAATGAGCACGCACGCTATGCTCTCACCCTCGAAGCGCAGCCGCTGGGCCTTGTGCCCTGGCTCGATTCGGGAGGAGGCCAAGTACCCAGAGCAAGCCAGTGGCCCTGCTGCCGTGGACGGGACACACAGCCACACATTGCTTGAACACTGCATCAAGTCGGCAAAATCTGTTCACTCGTATGTCGGCACAACATTGACTGATCACGATGGTGAATTTGTTGTTGATGTTGATCGCGCCATTCGGGTTGAGACTGCACTGCATTACATTCAAGAACGCTCTGCCGGTGGCTTGCTGCCGGTGGTTGCCGAAACCCGTGTAGACCCTGCGTTCCTGTTGGGTCGTGATGACTTGTCGGGCACAGTGGACGTTCAGATTTTGGGTGGCGACACCCTTGAGTTGATCGACTACAAAGACGGCATGGTCATCGTTAGCGCTGAAGGCAACTTGCAGCTTGAGCAGTACGCATATGGTGTGCTGGCAGGCTACAAGCTGCCCGTCAACGGTGATTACCCGTTCCAATATGTACGCATGACCATCATCCAGCCCAAGCTGGCGCTGCGCAATATGAACCCCATCACATCGCATACTGTGACTGTAAGGTCGCTGTTAGATAACCTGGGTACAATCGTGGCACAGGCTGCTGCAACTGACAAACCAGATGCACCGCTTGTACCAGGCGAAAGTCAATGTAAATTCTGTCCAGCAAAAGGCTCATGCTCTGCGCTGGCAAGTAACGTAATGAAGGAGGTCGGGATCATGTTCCAACCTGTCGTAACACAAACGCTTGATGTCGCACAGCAAAGTGCTGACAAAGATCCATCCAAGATGGACGATGCCCAGATCACTCAGATCATGGAGGCTGCCCCCCTGATGCGTCAACTTCTCGAAGGTGTCGAGGTTGAAGCCTTGCGCCGTCTCAAAGCTGGCCAAACTATTCCAGGTCTTAAGCTGGTCCATGGTCGCGGTTCCCGTGCATGGGCATTGCCTGAAGCCGAGATGGTCGAGAAGCTGGTCAAGATGGGTATCCCCAAGGGCACTGTCTATGAAACCAAACTTGTATCCCCCGCCAAGGCTGAGAAGCTGACTTGGAAGAAGAAGGATGGCACAGATGTCACTTTAACCGAGCGCCAATTGAACCGCATGGAGCAAGAGTATGTGTCCAAGTTAGCAGGCAAGCTGACTGTGGCCCTTGAGTCTGATGACCGCGTCGCGGTTATCAACAACGCTGCACCGCTATTTAGTGCAGTGGAAACCCCCGCCGAGCTTCCCGCTTGGCTTTTGTAAATCAATGGAGTAAATGTAATGTCCGATATTATCTTTTTGTCAAATGTCCGTTTATCTTTCCCCCACATCGCAGAGCCTCAAAAGCAGGTAAACGAGCAGACCGGTGCTACTCGCATCAGCTACAACGCTGAGTTCATCATGCCACAGGATCATGCTGGCTTTCAGCAGTTCATGGCCCGATACGGTGCTATGTCTTTGGAGAAGTGGAAAGAGCACGCCCAGACAGTCATGGGCATGATTCAGAACGATCGCAAGACTCGCTGCTATGGTGTGGGTACAGAGAAGGTCAACAAGAAGACTTTCAAGCCCTACGACGGCTATGGTGATGCTGGCGCCGTGTTTATTACCGCAGGCCGCGACTCTGCACCGCAGATGATCCAAGCTGATGGCTCACCAGTTGACCCATCGAACACGATGGCGTTTCAGCAACTGGCACGCAAGATGTACGGCGGCTGCCGAGTCAACGCTGCTGTCAAACCCTGGTTGCAGGATAACAAGCATGGCCGCGGTATTCGCTGCGACCTGATTGCCTTGCAGTTCGCTGCTGACGACACAGCCTTTGGTGAGGGCGCTGCTGACGCGTCTGGCATGTTCGGTGCTGTTGCCGGCGCTCCTGCTGGCTTTGGTGCTGTGGCCATGCCCGCTGCACCGTTTGCTGGTTTGCCATCGTTTTTGGCGTAATTTAATCGGGGGCTGAACGTGGTGATTGACGGGATCTCTTGAGCCGTTAGTAAGCCCCACCTAATTTGTAAGGAGTAATGGTAATGAACAAAGAAGAACTTATTCGACTAGCACATGAGGCGGCACTTTGTGATGACGAGGGGATGGATGATGATTCAATTTTGATCATTCCCCATCTTGAACGCTTTGCCGCCCTTGTCGCTGCCGTTGAGCGTGAGGCGTGCGCTCAGTTGTGCGAAAACTTACTTAAACCGTATTGCGACGGTTACGGTAACGACGGCGAAGCATATGCCGAAGAAATCAGGGCACGCAAATGAGTAATGATTATGTGTATGACATCGAGACCTACCCCAACGTGTTTACGTTGGCCGTAGAGCACACTGAAGCACCGATGCGTTGGTCTTTTGAGATCAGTGATCACCGCAACGACTCCAAAGAAATCATCGAGTTCCTGCGCTATCTTGCAAACACCAACGCACGTATGGTTGGGTTTAACAACTTGGGGTTTGATTACCCTGTGATTCACACTCTGGTGCGCATGGGCAAGTCAGACGCACGCACCTTGTACGACAAGGCTATGGCGATCATCAGCGCGCAGGATGACGACAGGTTCATGCACAGCATCAAACCCAGTGACCGCATCGTGGAGCAGATCGACCTGTTCAAGATTCACCACTTTGACAACAAGGCCCGCGCCACCAGCTTGAAAGTGCTTGAGTTCAACATGCGCTCAGACAGCATTGAGGACTTGCCATTTAAGGTAGGTACTAGCCTTAACGCTGCACAGATCGAGGTGCTCAAGAAGTACAACGCGCACGATGTTGATCAGACCAAAGCATTCTATTTCAAAACGCTGGACATGATCAAGTTCCGTGAGGAGTTGACGTTGAAGTATCAGCGGGACTTCATGAACCACAATGACACCAAAATTGGCAAGGATTACTTTGCCATGAAGCTGGAGGAAGCTGGCGTCACTTTATATGACTTTGGACCCAAGGGTCGCACACCCAAGCAGACCAAGCGCCCTAGCATTGCGCTGAAGGATGCCATCCTGCCTTGGATTAGTTTCGATCAGCCCGAGTTTACCCGCGTGCTGAACTGGCTTAAGGACCAAACTATCACTGAAACCAAGGGAGTTTTCGATGACGTTACTGCTTGTGTCAGTGGGTTTAATTTTGTATTCGGTCTTGGTGGCATTCATGGTTCTGTTGAATCCAAAGTCATTGAGTCCGATACTGACAGTGTCATTGTTGATCTTGATGTGTCTAGCTATTACCCGAATTTGGCTATCTCGAATGGGTTCTACCCTACTCACTTAGGCAAAGACTTTGTGAGCATATACAAAGTTCTGTACGAGCAGCGCAAGACATACGCCAAGAACAGCGCTGAGAATGCCATGCTGAAGCTGGCGCTCAACGGGGTGTACGGTGATAGCAACAACCAGTTCAGTGTCTTCTACGACCCGCTATTCACCATGAGCATCACGCTCAATGGTCAGTTGCTGCTGTGTGTGCTGGCCGAGGGGTTGCTGACAATCGACGGTTTGCAGATCATCCAGGTCAATACTGACGGTATGACTGTCAAAGTGCCGCGCAACGTAAAGTTCATGGTTGATCTGGTCCGAGCAGCTTGGGAGTTGCGCACTGGCCTGCAATTGGAGGAGGCGATTTACTCGCATATGTTTATCCGTGATGTGAATAATTACATCGCACGATACGAAAGCGGCAAGGTCAAACGCAAGGGTGCGTACGAATACGAGATGGACTGGCATCAGAACGCCGGTGGCTTGGTGGTGGCCAAAGTGGCCGAGAAAGTGCTGGTTGACAACGCACCGATCCGCGAGACGCTGGAGAAGTGGCCGGACATCATGGACTTCATGCTGCGCACCAAGGTTCCACGGTCAAGTTATTTGGCGTTGGAGAAGGATGGTGTGACATCACAGCTTCAGAACATCACGCGCTACTACATCGCCCAAGGTGGTGGTCACCTGTTCAAGTGGATGCCACCGCTGGTCAAGAATCCCGGTCAGTGGCGCAAGATTGGCGTGGAGTCTGGATGGGGTGTGCAGCCATGCAACGACATCAAGGACGCTGGCAAGCTGCCGATTGATTTTGATTATTACATTCGTGAAATTGAAAAACTTACTTTGGGGTTGGCATGAAAGATTGGACAGAGAAATTTGCACTGTCAACCAAAACCCTTGTGGCTGGCGGCAAGATCGAATCACGATGCGTCAACCCCTTTGAGTTTGTCACCCATTATGTGTTTACCAAAGAACAACTGGAGAAATTTATACATGAACTCATTAAACAAACAAGTTGACGGCAGTCACTACAAAGACCAGCCGATCCAGCCAGTCGAGTACATCCACGCCAACGCGATCGGGTACTTTGAAGGAAACGTGATCAAGTACGTTTCCCGGTGGCGCAAGAAGAACGGCATCGCTGATCTTGAGAAAGCCAAGCACTACATCGAGCTGCTTATTGAATTGGAAAACCGCAAAACTGATAAGGAGTGCTCCGGTGCTTGAAAAACAAATTGAACATACTGTGTGCGAGTACGCACGCTCACGCGATGTGCTGGCTTACAAGTTCACATCCCCCAATCGCATGGCTGTGCCTGACCGCCTGTTTATTCTGCCCTCAGGCAAAATGTTTTTCTGCGAGTTCAAGCGCACGGGGGCCAAGCCCACTGAAGCGCAGAACCGAGAGCATCAGCGGCTGCGCCAGCACAACGTGAACGTGTTTGTGATTGACAACGTGGCTGAAGGTAAGTTGATGGTTGACGTAATGATGATGGGGGCTGTATGACTCACATCCAAATGGCTTATTTGGAAAACATTGTGACCATTATTTGTGCTTGCGTGGCAAGTTACTTTATTAGTCCTTGGTGTTTTCTTTTGATTCTAAACATTAACACAGAGAAGCACATCAGGAATTAACATGCTGACACCTGACTTACTTCACGGCTATCAGCAGAAAGCTGTGAATTTCCAATGCACCCATTCCAACTCGATGCTTTGGCTCGACATGGGGCTGGGCAAGACCGTGATCACCCTGACCAGCTTGGCTCACCTGATCCGCACCAGCTTCCTGCGCGGTGTGATCATAGTGGCACCCATCAGGGTCATCCGACTGGTGTGGCGGCAAGAGGCTGCAAAGTGGGAACACACTAAGGATCTCAAGTTCAGCATGGTCACGGGTACTAAAGATCAACGCACCCGCGCTCTCTTGCGCCCCGCTGACATCTACTTAGTGAATTACGAAAACCTCGGCTGGCTTGCTGAAACCTTACAGACCTACTTTGTCAAGAAAGACAAGCCGCTACCGTTTAACGGCGTGGTGTGGGACGAGATCAGCAAGTGCAAGAACTCGGCAACCAACAGGGTCAAGGCAGTTAAAAAGATTTTGGACAAGTTCGACTGGACTACCGGTTTGACCGGCACACCGGCATCCAACGGCTACAAAGACCTGCACGGCCAGTTCCTAGTGGTGGACAAGGGTCAGCGCCTGGGTGTCAGCAAGACCCAGTTCAAAACCCGGTTTTACCGCAAAATTGGACCATACAAAGAAGTACCTTACGAGGACACCGAGGACACGATCAAAAAGCTGATTGGTGACATCACACTTGAGATGAGCGCAGAGGACTACAACCCGCTGCCTGATTTGATTGTGAACAACATCGAGATCGAGATGCCCGACAACCTGCGTGCCCGGTACGAGAAGATGGAAAAAGAGTTCTTCCTGGTGCTGGACAGCGGCAAAGAAGTCGAGGCGTTTAACCAGGCTGCGCTGACCAACAAGTGCCTCCAGTTCTCCAACGGTGCGATGTACCCGGTGGCTGGGATGCCGTTGTGGGAACCAGTACATGACCTCAAGCTTGAAGCCCTTGAGGACATTGTCGACGAGGCCAACGGTTCACCGATCCTGTGCGCCTACGCTTACCGGTCCGATGCTCAGCGGATCATGGAGAAGTTTAAGCATCTGGACCCGATCAACTTGACCGAGTGTAAGAGCGAGGCATCATTGACCAACGCCATGCACCGTTGGAAGACAGGAGACTGCGCCCTGATGATTGGACATCCTGCATCAATGGGTCACGGGATTGATGGCCTTCAAAATAATGGCCACATTTTGGTCTGGTACGGCCTTAACTGGTCATTGGACTTGTACGAGCAGTTCAACGCCCGAGTGCGCCGCCAAGGTCAAGGCGTACCGGTGATTTGCCACAGGATCATGTGCCAAGCCACGTTGGATCAAGCGCAAGCAATGGCGCTAGACGAAAAGGCAACCACGCAAGCCGGGCTTCGTAACGCAGTAAAACAATATCGCTTGTCAAAAGCAAATTAGGTGTGCTACACTGTGTCACACCAACTAAGGAGTAAATGTAATGTTTGAGCAACTGAAGAAATTGATTGCCGCACCCAGTGCCGAAATGCTGGCATTGCGGGAGCTGGAGGAGGCCAAGCGCCGCCTGCTAGAAGCTTACTCGTATCGAGAAGAAGCAGAGTGCCGAGTGGCTTGCTACTCAGAGCGTATCGAGCGTTTAACGGAGTACCTGCACAATGCTTAAAACTAAACCAGTATCGCCCTTTGAGTGGAAGAAAGAAGTGCGCCCCAGTATCTTTGCGCAAGACACACGCTTTACAGGTCGCTATAAAGTCACGCCAGTTAACCCGCAGCCTTTGTTGCGCAACATAGCGGGGAAGATATGAAAATCAAAGAGCTGATCGAGTTTAGTCCTGATTATTCAGCAGAGATAAAACAACTGTGCAGAGATGCTAGGAGTAAGAAATGAAGTACCGTAAAAAACCCGTAGTCATTGAGGCCACGCAATGGTTCAAAGATGGCGACCATCCAGCCGTGTTTATTGGGAAAAAAACTGGTGCGCCACAAATTGAAACGCTTGAAGGAGCGCATTTGGTGAGGCCCGGCGACTGGATCATCACAGGCGTGAAGGGTGAGCACTACGCCTGCAAGCCAGACATTTTTGATATGACGTATGAACTCGTGGAGGAAGCATGAGTGGAGATCACAATATGAACCAAACAGATTCGGCATGGCGCAAGCGTCAGATTGCTTTGGACAAAAAGGCTGAGAACGCCCGTGAGTTGGGGCTTGACTATGAGCCAAAGCAGGAGCAACCAAAAACATTGCGCTTGGCTGAAATACTTGAAAGCCCAGATATTGATTGCAGCATAGAAGCAGCCGCAGAACTACGCCGGTTGCATGATGTAAATCAGATGCTGTTGGATGCGTTGAAAGGTTGCCTTGAGAAAGGTAAACGTTGGCATTCTTGCGACCTTGTTGTAATAGCCTCCCGTACAGCAATAGAGAAAGCAGGTGAAGCATGAAACCAATACAAGAAATGGCGCGTGAGGCTGGGTTTCAGTGGGACTTGATTGACGAGGGCGAAGGGCAAATTTGGTATATCACTCAAGCTGGTCTTGAAGCCTTTGCCAAGCTGGTGCGTGAAGAAGCTATCGCTAATGAGCGTGAGGCGTGTGCGAAGGTGTGTGATGACCGTGCTTTTCGATTTTTTTCAGAGTCTCCTTTTTTTGTAGAAATGCACGGTCTTGCTGACGCCATCCGAGAAAGGGAACAAGCATGATGGACGATCTGATGCAGATGGCGCGGCAGGCCGGAGCGCACGATGACGGGTTTGAAGTTCGTTTCAAAGAACCCCGCTACCTTGAACGATTTGCCGCCCTTGTCATTGCCAACCACCCACCGCAGTCATTTATGACATGGCAAGAGGGGTGCGAGGCTGGCAAGCAGGCCGAGCGTGAGGCGTGTGCAAAGGTATGTGAAAGCCTCTGGCATATTGATGGACAGTTAACTGCTAACGAGTTTGCAGCAGAAATCCGAGAAATGAGTAACACATGAAAATTATTTGGATTTTTATTTTGTACATTTTTTGCTTTATTGGGTTGGTGTTTTCCTTTGTACAAGTCGTTTCAGAAATTGAATCAACAGGTTTGAAACCCATCGTTGAAAAAATTTGGTATGGAACAAGGGGACAAGCATGACTAAAGACGAATCACTGAAGCTGGCGCTTGAGGGCGCGGCAAACTACATAGATGTTTTGGGAGGAGACAGCCGCAAATATCGGCAAGCCTTGGCACAGCCAGAGCAGGAGCCTGTGTCGCTCTATGTCTACAAACCTACATTACCCCGAGGCCACCTTAAAAATGTGTCGGACGGTGACTTGCCTTGGGTGTACGACCAAGACCCATCATCCGGTTATACAGCAAGGATGCTTGTCTACACCACCCCACCACAGCGCACATGGGTTGGTCTCACAGATGAGGAGATGCAAGCCCTTTGGGATAGGTATGCCCACATGGAAATGATGAGAGCCATTGAAGCCAAACTCAAGGAGAAGAATTTTGACTGAACAAGAAGCATTACGTCTTGCATTGGAGGCGTTGGAAACCCCTTGGAATGCACCTTATGTTGATGGTTGCGACTTGGCGCTGGGCAAGAAAATGAAAGCCATCACCGCCATCAAAGAAGCCTTGGCACAGCCAGATTACCGCGCTGTCAAAACATATCATGAGGGCAAGCCTGTGTATGTAGCGCAGTCAGAGCAAAAGCCTGTGGCGCACTTATGGCAGCATGGCGAAACAGGGCGCACTCGTATTGTCATGCCCGATCAGATCATTACCGCCGATGCCAACTGGTTTGTGGTTGGTCCTTTGATTCTGGGCACATCCCCACCACAGCCGCACCAAGAACAAAACCTTAATTGCAAGTCCGTCCAAGCAAGGCTGGCAGCAGCATGGGGATATACGAAAGTACTGGATATATCTGACAAGCGATTAATGGAGATGCCACCACAGCAAATGCACCCCGAAATAAAGAAGATGTACGAGGACTACTTTGACAAATGCTTTAGAGAGTCGTCCGAGCCGGTGCCTGAAAACTTCATGGACGCATTGAAGTTTGATGTGGCGGTGCGCGATGCGCGTGAGTGGGAGAAGGTTGACATGCGTGAACATGCAGAAGGAAATCTTGGTATTGGTACAGCACCCCCACCACAGCGTGAGTGGGTCGGCCTGACTGACGAGGAGGTTGCATATTTTTCATACGTCCTCGACCACTGGACGACAACACACATTCGAGCCATCGAAGCCTTACTGAAAGCTAAAAATGAACTATGAAGATGACGAATTTAATCGGATAGAGATGGAATCAAACGCTAGACGCTTGGCTGTTGAATATGCGTTAAACAAAAAGGCAGAAAACGCACGTGAGTTGGGCTTGAACTATGAGCCAAGCCCCATCCCACTAATTACAGACGAAGAATGGGC